TGATCACATGGGCTGAGGTTATCCGTAAGACCTTCTATGATGGTGGCGTGGATGAAGTTATCTCCACCCGGCGGTTGGATCACATTGTGAAGGCCTACGCCATCTTTGGTGACAAGATGCAGGCCATCGAGCTCTGTGTCGCACGGTTTGATGAGGATACCAAGGTTTCATTCCTTGACCTCTACACTAAGATCGATGCTGGTGTTATCACCAGCGAAGAGGAAACGACAGAAGAAATGTTTTCAAAAGACAACGCCTTCTAAAAAAATTATGTGTGGGGGTTGAAATATAGTGTTTCAATCCCTATATATAATAGGTGGATGCCATGAAGGGTCCACTATTAATCTTGCTTTATAAGGAGATACCAAAATGGTTACAAATATGAAAGCACTAACTCTATTCGACAATTTCAATCAACTTACGCCCTACGCAGTCGGCTTTGATCGAGTCTTCGATCAACTCCAGAATTATGCACAGCATAATTCAACGTCATTAGGGTTTCCGCCATACAACATCCGAAAGGAAGGTGATTACAACTATGCCATTGAGATGGCATTGGCGGGTTTCGGTAAGGATGATATTGAAGTCGAAGTGGCAGAAGGTTTGCTTACGGTTCGTTCAGTTAAAGAGAACGATGAAAATGATTCCAACATTTATCGTGGAATCTCGTATCGTAAGTTCAATCGGAAATTCACCCTTGCAGATGATATTGTGGTGAACGATGCTTCCCTCGAAAACGGCATGCTCAATATTGAACTTGAGCGGGTTGTTCCAGAGGAGAAGAAACCTCGCAAAATTACAGTGAAGTAATATAACAGAAAGAAATGGGAAAAGGGAGTTGACTTTGGCTCCCTTTTCCTGTATTATAGTAAAAATATCAATTTTACTATCACGCTAAGTAGTTGAAAACATTGAGTTTTTTAGGAGAAATATAATGGTTAGAATATTTGATTTGCCCCCGGGCGGTTTACAAGATGGTAGTATTGGTGTTGAGGTTAATCCCGATGGCACGCCAGTTGAAGAACAAATTGATAATGATATTATCAATCCCGTTCCAGCTGATATTGATAGAAAAATTATTAGAGGTGGAGAAGAACGAAGTATCTTCAAAAAGAAACCCAAAGACCCTGATATAAAATCAAAAGTCACGGTAACAGAAACAGAAGAGAATCCCCCACGATTTGCAACGCCGACTCCAGAGGAACCAGCTGGAAGTAACGCTGGAGGCATGGCAATTAGTATGCGTCCTAAATTGGCAGTCCATCTTATGAGGGCTGAAATTCCATTAGATGTCATTGATGAGCTGAATTCTCATATCGATAATGAAATTATTCCTGCTCGTAAAGATCAATCTAAAGGATTGGTTGGGCAGATTAATCGTGATGAACGATCTGCACAATGGAACTTCCCTCACAATGATGATGGCGCTGGTGAACAGTTCTCAAGCATACTATTACGTTTGGGTAAAGACTACGTTAAACACGCTATCAATATGGATGTAGAAACTGACATTCAAACTATGTGGACTATTCATAGTTATGAAGGTGACTATAACCCTATGCATGATCATGGTACACGTACCCCTATGGGACTATCCTGTATCCTATATCTAAAAGTTCCCCCACAGATCGAGGCACTTGATAATCCTTCTGAAAATTTTGCAGGCCTCAATGGTGCGTCTGGTGCAGTTGATGGATTTACATATCTTCAATGGGGTACAAACGGTATGCGTGATGTTAATATGCTCCGTCCTATTACAGAGGAGTATGTGAAACCAGAAGTAGGTACTTTGATTATGTTCCCTGCTTGGTTGCGACATGGTGTAATGCCCTTCTTTGGTGAAGGTGAACGTAGGACGTTCTCAGCAAATATTAATATCACACCTAATGAGGAATTAGAGGGAGCAAATTACAATAACCTTAAACATAAAGGTAAAGTGTGAGAAATCTCAAAATAAATTACAAATACAATGAGGATATGGCTCTTAAAGAGCTATGTGATTATATCGACTCCACTTATGATGAACACTATAGCAAGAACAAGTTTCAAGCTACAGAGTTCATTATAGATGGTGGCCACGGTGAAGGTTTTTGTATCGGTAACATATTAAAGTATGCACAACGATATGGAAAAAAGAATGGTAAGGACAGAAGGGACTTGCTAAAAGTTATACATTATGGTATTATAGCTTTACATATTAATTCTATGGAGAATAGTGAAAATGAAACTTAGTAGTGAAACAATAGAAGTCTTGAAAAACTTCTCAACCATCAACCAGAATTTGGTGATTAAAGAAGGTAGCAGTATTTCTACCATGTCTGCAATGAAGAATATTATTGCAAACGCAAAAGTAACGGATAAATTTCCAAAGGAATTTGCGATCTATGATCTCAATGAATTCCTTGCGGTTTTGTCTTTATTTGAAAAACCAGATTTGCATTTCTACGACGATTATGTAATTGTTACAGGAGAGGGTTCCAAAGACAAGGTAACTTATTGGTATTCTGATCCATCAGTGGTAACGACTCCTCAAAAAGAAATTACTATGCCTTCTGTAGAGATTTCTTATAAATTATCTAGTTCTACTCTTTCAGAAGTACAGAAAGCAGCTGCGGTTATTGGAGCTCCAGATATGTTGCTTGAAAACGGTAAATTAAAAGTTACTGATAAGAAGAACAGCACTGCAAATGTTTATGAGACTTCTCTTGATGTTGATGAAAATGATGCAAAGTATAAGTTTTGGTTTAAGGTTGAGAATCTTAAAATTATTCCAGGCACGTATGATGTGGAGCTGTCATCCAAAAAAATTAGTCGATTTAATAATACGTCTGTTGATGTTGAATACTTTATTGCTCTCGAACCAGAATCTTCTTATGTCGTTAATGTTTAATTGGATTTTATATTATGGAACAATTTTTGTGGGTCGAGCAATACCGGCCACAGAACATCGAGTCATGCGTACTTTCTAAGACTCTAAAAGACTCCTTGCAATCTTTTGTTGATGAGGAGACATTACCTAATCTGATTTTCTCTGGCGCTCCGGGCGTTGGTAAGACTACTGCCGCTCGCGCAATGGTGGAGCAGATTGGGTCAACCTATATGTTTATTAACGGTTCTGAAGAGTCAGGTATTGACGTTCTTAGGACCAAAATAAAAAACTTTGCGTCCACTGTGTCGCTTGAGGGCGGCAAGAAGTATCTCATTCTTGATGAGGCAGACTATCTAAATCCACAATCAACGCAACCAGCATTGCGCGGGCTTATTGAAGAATTTCACAATAACTGTGGGTTCATCCTAACCTGTAACTACAAGAACCGCATTATCCCAGCACTACAATCCCGTTGTAGTGTTATCGACTTTGTAATTCCAAATGCAGAGAAGGTAAAACTTGCTCAACAATTCTTTAAGAGAGTTGAATCGATTCTTTTAGAACAAAATATCAAGTATGATAATAGGGTTGTTGCAGAAGTTATCAATAAGTACTTTCCTGATTGGAGGCGTGTACTAAACGAACTTCAACGGTATTCTGTTTCTGGTAATATTGATGCTGGAATATTGGTTAATATTTCGGAGATAAATATAAAGGAATTGATGGTTGCGATGAAGAATAAGGAGTTTACAAATGTTCGTAGATGGGTTGTTGATAATCTTGATAACGATCCTGTACGGATTTTTAGGCACATTTATGATAACCTGTATGATGTTATGGATGGCAGTAGTATTCCCCATGCTGTGGTTATTCTCGGCGAGTATCAATATAAGTCAGCGTTTGTTGCCGACCAAGAAATAAATATGTTAGCCTGTCTTACAGAAATTATGGCAAGAGGAAAATTCAAATGAGTTCGAGCGATAGAGTTATAGACGTTTATGATGATGTAATGGAACCACATGTTGCAGAGCTTATCGATAATGAAATGAAAAAAATGCAATGGAATTATGGTCGTTGGAAATCTGATAAGAAAAAGCCAGGCTATCATTGGACTCGTTGGGCCGGGAAAACGGAAGAAGAAATAATTGGAAATGGTTTTGAGTGGCTGCTTCCTATTTGGGAAACTGCAAAAGAAAAATATAATTTTGACCAAAAATATCGTATTGATGAATATGTACGTATATACATGAATGCACACACATTTGGTATTGAACCAAATATTCATTATGATGACGGTGATTTTACTATGATTTATTATCCTCGTTTAGATTGGAAACCAGAGTGGGGCGGCGGCACTTTCATTTATGATGCTGATGACAAGGATGCTGAAGTACATAATTATACTTTAGATACGTTAGTAGATTGTAGGCCCAATCGTTTACTTGTGTTTGATGCTTACTTGCCCCATCAAGGACAGCCGATTATGAGAGACTGCCATGAACTAAGATATGTCATTGTTATTAAAAGTAATGTAAGAGGATTTAATCGTGAAGGGCTAGACTTTTACAAAGATAACTGATATGTATGAGTTAAAAGACTATCTAAATGCGATAAACCACAGCAAAGAACCTCTATTAGATTCTGAGGATGAAGAGTGGACTAAGAAATATCCGCCATTTATTGTAAATAAGTGTCTTGCTCCGTTTCCAGACACAATCCAATTAGTTAACGAAATTAACCAATTACATCACCTAGACAAGAAACTCCAATTTGATTTTTTAATAAATAGTATCAGGCCAAGAAAGAGATACACACCTTGGATGAAGGCGAAGAAATTAGAGAATCTAGAGTATGTTAAAGAGTTCTATGGATATAATAATGAAAAGGCCAAATCGGCTCTTGATATACTAAGTGATGAACAAATTTCTGCCATAAAAACAAAATTAAATAAGGGTGGAAGAAATGATGGAAGATTTTAATTGGACACAGGGGCAGATGTTAGAAATCGGGTTGAAAGAACCTGATGATTTTTTAAAAGTTCGTGAGACTCTATCACGAATTGGTGTTGCTTCTAGAAAGAAACGAAAACTATATCAATCCTGTCACATTTTACATAAACAGGGTAAGTATTTTATTGTACATTTTAAAGAGCTGTTTGCATTAGACGGTAAGAATACAAATCTATCTGAGAATGATGTTGCACGTAGAAATACAATTGCAAACCTCTTATCAGATTGGGGATTGGTTACTGTTGTAGGAAAGGCTGAACCTGTTGCTCCCCTAAGTCAGATTAAGGTTCTATCTTTTAAAGAAAAGAGTGAGTGGACACTAGAAACCAAATACAACATTGGAAAGAAAAAAGCAGTCTAATGGAAAAGTTCAAGTCATTCATCACAGAGGCAAAAGAACAAAAAGACAAAATTACTGTCTTAATTCTTACTGCATCAAAATCAAAAAAACCAGAAGTTGTTACTGGAATGTTGATGGATTCTTGTGAAGAACTTGGATTGTCTTGTTATAAAGTTGTTACTACTGAGGCGTGGGTTTCAGAGAATAATATTGAAAAAGCAACAGTGTCCATTAAAAACTATGATGGTGAAGAAAAAGATATTACAGTTGAAACTTCTTCTACTGTGGTATTTGTTCGCGCCGGTGCTTTAGAAACTGAGATCGGCCTTGCACTGTTGGGCACCTTACAGAACGCTGGGTGTATGATGATCAATGATCGTGATGGAATGCTCACATGCGATAACAAAATGTCATCCTACACTGCCTTTGAGCGTAGTAACATTCCTACACCTCGTACATCATTGGTGAACAATGAGAAAAGTATTACTGATGCCCATGAACGTATCGGCGGCAAATTTCCTGTCATTATCAAAACTCTAACTGGTACACAAGGTATCGGAGTATCTAAAGTTGATAGCATGGAATCTATGATGAGTGTTATTCAGTCATTGTGGAAGTTTAATGCTCCGCTGATTATTCAAGAATTTTTAAAGATTGATTTTGATATTAGGACTATTGTTCTTAACGGTAGGATTGTTGCATCAACCAAGAGAATTAAACCAGAAAAAGATTTTCGTTCCAATAGACATAGGGGCGCAACCACTGAGCCTTACACATTAAGTGATAAGGAAAAGGAAGAGATCATTGCAGCTGCAAGAGCAACGGGTGCTTATATGTGCGGCGTTGATCATGCTATTGTGGGGGGAGAGATATCCGTTTTGGAAGTTAATGGCTCCCCAGGCCTTGGTTCAAAATTCCAGAATTATGATATTACGCAAGTACCCCAAGTTCCCACAAAAGAAAAAGGTATTATAAAATATGTGGTTGAATATTTACAGAGTCCTCTACATAGAAGGTTTGCTTTTAATCAAGAATCTGGGTATCATGAAACTCTTGATATAGAGGGTTATGGGCCTATACGCGCTAAGTTTGATACTGGTAATGGAACAAGGGCCTCTATGTTAATTGTAGATAAAATTGATGTAAATGGTAAAACAGTTAAGTGGGAAAGAGATGGTAAGAAATTTACTAGTAAGTTGATTGGTATATCAAAGCCAGTTCATATTGGTAAGATTGCTGAACGTCCTATGGTCCATATCAGTCTTAAATTTAATAATATGATATATACTGATGTTCCTGTCGGACTTCAAACTGAAGATGCCGCAAGTACATTTCTTATTAATAGAGAGTTGCTGACACGATTTAAAGTTTCGGTGAACCCCAATAGAAAGTTTGTTTTGTCTGATTGGTCAGAAAAAGGCGATTCAACAGACGAAATAGATTAAAATATGTTCTTGATTAATTTATAAATACTATAAACATGGAGAGCTTGAATGCCACTACAGAGATACGTAAAACAGTTGAGGCCCAGAAATGAGTCTTATGTTAATCATGTCGATAGGCTTCAGAGTCTTCTGTCTGAAGCCGCGAAGGGTATCAATATAGGTGTATTAGAAAAGGAATTGCCTGGTTCTACTGAATTACGGTCAACAGTTCTTTTTGATGCTATCAAAAACCAAACTCCATTAGAAACCACCAAAGGATCAGTAACCTTAAATTGGATATCTGATGCTGATAGAATTGCTGCTGAAATTGGTGATTATTCCTCTGCTTTTGAAAGCCGCCCATCACGATATAAACCAGCATTTGTTACTGATGCTGGTGATAATATCAAACTTAACGATATTTTAAAAACTGCTGCTTTTGGTGGTGGTAAGGGTTCTGGCGGAGGTTCAGAACAAACAGATAAGATGGAATGTGCCCAATGTATCTATGCAGCTGCAATATTTGGTGGAGAAAAACTATCGGTAGGTGATGAACTTGATGCATCATTATGGGGAACATATAGTTCCAGTTTTGATGTAGACTATCCTTTGACCAAAATTGCAGATGCGTTTACACAGGCATGGATGGACTCTAGTATTTTAATTGGTAACGAGATGAAGAAAAATCTAAAAGGGGGAAAATTTATATTCCATAGAGGTTCTTCTTTTGTTGATGTAATAAATGAAAAATTCAAAGAATTAAATAAAGCAGAGAAAAATAAAATTTTCTCTAATCTCAATAAATGGACACCTGCCGATATATGGGCAGTGAAAATTGGTGCTGAATTTGATTTCAACCAATTCTCGACTCTAGGTGAATTTACTAACGAGTTAAAAGAATTATACGATAACCAAGATTTAGTTGGAATTTCTTTGAAGAAGGCCGCCGGATCAGTTGTGACAGAAGAAAAAAATATAACTGGATTTACTCGTAGACCAGTAGCATACAAAGGTTATGTTGAACAGAGTAATTTTTTTAAATCAAAGGATTTTTATATTAAATTGGGAACACAAAAAATGCAACTTAGAACTTTTGATGAAGCAAGCTCTTGGCAAGGTGAGGTAAAAGGAAAGGGTGCGGGTGCTGGTAAGATAGGGGGTGGTATATTAGAGGCTATCATGGTCAAAAATAGTACCTTAACAAAGTTTCTTTATACCAATGCACAATTAAAGACATTGGCAAATAAACCAACACCAGCATTTTTAGAAGAGATGTATGATATGTATGTTGGGTTGGTTGGTAAAAGAGGAGCAGACCCGAAAAATGAATGGGTTGCAAAAGCTAATCCAAAGTCAAAAAGGATTGGAAAAGTAAGTGCTAAAGATTGGAGATTTTCAATGTATAGGAGTATGTTCTATGTTGCACAACTTGAAGACAATTCAACCATAGCAAACAAAATATGTGATAATATCGCAGCATATTCCTTATCTGCATCCAAAGAAGCTGCTCCTCATGTGGTGTACAAATGATAAGTTTTAACGAAATACTCCTAGAAGATAAGGGTGGCAAGAACCTTCACCTTGAGCATCTAGAGGATGAAATTCTCAACTATGGTGTTGATGGTGGTCGAGCTGCTCTTAACTTCCTACGATCTCTTAGAGACATGTTGGCTGGTGCAAGTCGGTCTTCTGTGAATATGACTGTTAAGTGGGATGGCGCCCCTGCAATTTTTGCTGGTATTGATCCAGAAGATGATAAATTTTTTGTAGCCAAGAAATCTGTTTTTAACGTCAGCCCCAAATTATATAAAACATCCAAAGAGATTGATGCTGATTTATCAGGAGCACTCAATTCCAAATTTAAGGTGGCACTTACAGAGTTTTCAAAGTTGGGTATCAAGGGAGTGCTTCAAGGTGATCTCATGTTCACTGATGATGTAGAAGCAGAGAAAATCGCTGGAGTTTCTTATCTCACCTTTCAGCCTAATACCATTGTATATGCTGTTCCTGTTGACAGCAAGTTGGGGGGTATTATAAAAAAGGCAAAAGTAGGCATCGTCTGGCACACCACATACACAGGTGATGCTCTACAGGACATGAAGGCCTCATTCGGTGCAAATATTGCGGGGTTAAAGAAAACGTCAAGCGTATGGATGGATGATGCAACATACAAGGATGCGGCTGGTACTGCTACATTTACTGCGGCAGAGACAGAGAATATTACTGCCATACTATCACAAGTTGGTAAAACCTTTCAGAAAATCAACGCTAACGGGTTAAGGAAGTTTTTGACAGTACAGAACGGTATGACAGGTTCTATTGCAGGGGCTTCTCTAAAAACTTATAATAATTCAAAAGTTCGTGCGGGTGAAATAATTAGTAACCCTGGCGCTCATGCAAAGGGCTACGAGACATGGGTTGAGATCAAAATTCAAGAGCAGATCGACAAAGCAAAATCTGCTGCTGGTAAGAAAAAATACGGAGATATGCAGAAGGAATATATGCGTGAAGTTAAAAAACACACAGGAAATCTAAAACAAATCATTGCTTTTCAGAATCTATTGGTCGAGGCAAAGATGCAAATCGTTAAGAAACTAAATAGTGTTAAGGGTTTGACAGACACATTTGTAAAGACTAAAGATGGATTTAAGGTAACTAATCCCGAAGGGTATGTTGCTATTGATAGAGTAAGTGGTGGAGCGGTTAAGCTAGTAGACCGTATGGAGTTCTCGTATAACAACTTCACCGCTATAAAGGCATGGGACAAATGAAAAAATTCAAGGAGTTAATGGAAAAGGTCGGTGATACAGCAGTATTCACCTTTGGTCGTTTTAATCCACCCACCACCGGCCACGAAAAATTAATTGAAGCCGTTGCAAAACAGCAGAGTAAAAATGCTGGTTCCAAAATGTATGTCTATGCATCTCAGTCTAATGACCCCAATAAAAATCCTCTACCATATGCAAAGAAGATTGCGTATATGCGTAAGATGTTCAAGAAATATTCAAAAAACATTGTTACAGGTAAACCCAGAACTGCTATTGAAGTTGCAGTAGAACTATACAACAAAGGTCATCGTGCAATTGTGATGGTTGTTGGTTCTGATCGTGTTACAGAGTTTGAAACCCTTTTAAACGAATATAACGGTGTTGAGGGAAAGAGACACGGGTATTATGGCTTCGATAACATTGAGGTAATATCGGCGGGAGAGCGTGATCCTGATGCAGAAGGTGTTGAGGGTATGTCTGCATCCAAGATGAGAGATGCGGCCGCAGATGGAGATTTCAAGTCCTTTGAAATGGGATTGCCAACGGGGTTTGCACAACGTAAAGAATTGTATCGTGATGTTCGCAAGGGCATGGGTATGCGTGAAGAGCGTGACATGGGCGAGATGACAGATATGGAATCTCTCAGAGACTTATATTTGACAGGTAAGATATGGAACGCCGGTGATATTATAGAGGCGAAAGGTGTAACTGGTAGTATTATTCGTAAGGGTACAAATTATGTTTCGTTTGCAGATGATGATGGTAAGGTACATAAGTGCTGGATACATGAAATTCAGCTGAATGAAGGATTTTTGGACAAAGTTAAAGCAGTTAAAGATTTTGCAAAAAATAAAATACTGGATATTAAAAAAGCACTTTCTACTGAAAAAGCAGAAACTAAGAAAATGTTATCAATCTATAAAAATAGAAAGAATGCTTCAAAGGCTGAATTAAAATATGCAAATGATCAATTTAAAGATGTTTTAAAGGGGTTAGGTCTGGTTACATTTACAGCTATTCCTGTGCCCGGCGGGGGGTTGCTTTTAGCGGCTCTTACTACCGTTGTGAAAAAGAAATTTAATATTAATATTTTACCAAGTGCATTTTATGAAGAAGTTGAACTTGATGAACGCAACTACGCCAAGGAATATGCGAACTACCAAGGAACACCAGAACAGATTGCAAGACGTTCTTCTAGAAACAAAGCTCGCAGGGTTATGGGTGACAAGACTAAAATTGGAATGGATGTAGGACATAAGGACAATAATCCACTAAACAACGATCCTACTAATCTACGTAATGAAGACCCATCGAAGAATCGTAGAGAGCCACGGTTG